TTGTTGACAAAATGGGCACCTTACATCGACTTTAGCCATGAATATTCTCCGATAAATTACCCTATATTACAGGTTAATCACCGGGTTGAATACATGACCGTTTTTGCCGTAGTGATCGAGTGGCTGAAAGAACATCAGCCCGATATTTTGGCCAATCCCGATAAACGCTCAACCGGCATTCGCTTTGAAGCCGATATCCTCAATAGCCAAAGTGCCAATATCAGTATTGATTTAAAACTGACAGAGCGTGTCATTGTGGCTAACAAAGATGGTAAATATCATGTTGAAGCGGTCAGCGAACCCGTAGATCCAGCCCACGAATGGGATAGCCTGTATGGATGACGCACTAACTGAACTCAATCACGAACTGGCTGGCCTGCTTGCCAGAGTCTCTCCAGCCGAGCGCAAAAAACTGTCACGCTTACTGGTTCGTGATTTACGTAAAAGCCAAATCAAACGTATTCGCGCCCAGAAAAACCCCGATGGTAGCGCCTTTACCAAACGCAAAGCGCAATTTATTACCGTTAAGCGTGAGATGCGTTTTATCTGGCGTGGCCAACAGCGTAGTTTAAAAAATTGGCGACAAAGCGGAAATATGATCACCGGCTTTGATGTTGATAAAGGCGGCGCTCGTTCATTTCGAAAAGTCGATATTCAGCGTTTTATTTCAGTCAAAAAAGACCGCGTCAAAATCAAAGGGAAAAGTAAACAGGCTCGCATGTTTAAACGCCTCGCCACTGCGCGTTATATGCGCACCTTTGCCAATGAAAACGAGGCGGCAATCTATTTTGCGCCGGCTGCGGCTAACATCGCCGCCATCCATCAATATGGCTTAAAAGAAAAACTGCGTAATCTGGATATTCAATACCCCGCCCGTCAGTTGCTTGGTTTTACCCCCGAAGATGTGCGCCATATTGAAACTCTGCTTATTAACTATCTCGCCTCCTGATGTTGTAAGCCCACGGCTTACAACACTAAGCCGATGCATTCACGCCATGTTTTCGGGCAGGCTGTCACCATGAACCCAAACACGAAAAATGCGGAGTTACTCCGTTTAATCCGAAACCTGATCCGCACCGGCGTTGTGATTGATGTCGATATTCACCGTGGCTGTCGGGTGCAAACCGGAAACTTACAAACTGACTGGCTACCGTGGATAACCCAGCGAGCCGGTGCAGCGCGTCACATTTGGGCGCCGTCTGTTGGTGAACAAGTGGTGATATTTTCGATTGGTGGTGAGTTGACCACCGGTATTGTATTGACCGGTATTTTTTCGGATGATCATAGCGAGCCAACCGATTCATTAACTGCCAACCATGTGACCTATTCTGACGGTGCGGTGATTGAGTACGAACCGGCAACCGGTGCCTTAAAAGCCGTTGGCATTAAAACCGCATTGATTGATGCCAGCGAGCAGATCACCGCCAATGCACCCATTGTCACTGTTAATGCCAGTAAACAAATCCAATTCAATACACCCACTGTTATCTGTTCTGACAATCTCACCTGCGCCACGTTGAATGTGCAAAACGGTGGCGAAATGACCGGTGATTTCAATCACCGAGGCGGCGCAATCAACTCGAACGGTATCACATTGCACACGCATACCCATGGCGGTGTGCGCTCAGGTGGTGACTCAACAGGTAACCCGCAATGAAATATTTAGGCTTAAGTGCGACAAGTGGCCAACACATCACCGACATTGACCATGTTCGTCAATCAGTGCGCGATATTTTAGTCACGCCAATCGGTAGCCGGCTCGCGCGTCGCTCGTATGGCTCATTGTTATTTCGTTTGATTGACCAGCCCGACAATAACGCGTTGCGATTACAACTAATGGCGGCTTGCTATACCGCGCTACTGCAATGGGAACCGCGTATTCAAATTCAGCGACTCACTATTTCATCGCCAACACCTGCAAGTATTGTCGTTGACTTAAGCGGTGTCTTTTCTGGCACTGAACAATCATTTAATTTTTCAGTACCCGTGAGGTAAACCATGCCAACAATTGATCTAAGCCAATTGCCGCCGCCGGATGTCGTTGAATCATTAGAGTTTGAATTGATTTTTACAGAGCGAAAAAATGCCTTAATTGCTGCGCTGCCCGAAGAACTACGAGGCGCGATTGCACGTACTTTAGCGCTTGAATCAGAGCCACTCACAAAACTATTACAAGAAAACAGCTATCGCGAACTGATACTACGTCAGCGCATCAATGAAGCTGCCCGGGCGTCGATGGTCGCATTTGCCGCTGGTACCGACTTAGATCAGCTTGCCGCTAACAATAATGTTAAACGTTTAATGTTATCAGCCGGTGATCCTAATGCTGTTCCCCCTATCCCGCCGGTTTACGAATCAGATGCTGATTTACGTGTGCGCATTCCAAGTGCATTTGAAGGGCTTAGCGTAGCAGGCCCTGTTGGCAGTTATGAACATCACGCCCGTAGCGCCGATGGTCGTGTAGCGGATGCATCTGTGATCAGCCCAGCGCCAGCTCATGTCACAGTCACTGTTTTATCTCGTGAGGGGAACGGCAGCGCGCCAGCGGATTTAATTGAAAAAGTCGATACCGCGTTAAACGATGAAGACGTTAGGCCAGTTGCTGACCGTGTGACCGTTCAATCAGCCAAAATTGTTAACTATGAAATCGACGCGGTGATCTATTGCTACCCCTCGCCAGAATATGAGCCCATTACCGCCGCTGCCGAGGCACAATTAAAACGTTACACAACCCAACAACACAGACTAGGTCGTGACATTGTGCTCAGTGCCATTTATGCGGCGCTGCATGTTCAAGGTGTGCAACGTGTCGAAATCAAAAAGCCGGTTGCTGATATCAAGCTAGACAAAACACAGGCCAGCTACTGCACCAATATTAACGTATCGCTGGGTGGTTCCGATGAATAATCGTTTACTGCCTACCGGCTCATCAACATTAGAACTCGCCGCCGCCGAAGCTTGCGCGCAAATCGAACGTGTACCTATTCCCATTCGTGAGCTTTGGAGTCCTGATTCATGCCCTGTGCATTTATTGCCGTATTTGGCATGGGCATTTAGCGTTGACCGCTGGGATAAAAACTGGACGGAAAAAGCCAAGCGCGATGCGATTAAATCCGCAATGTTTATCCATAAACACAAGGGCACTATCGGCGCACTACGCCGCGTGGTTGAGCCGCTCGGTTATTTGATTCGCGTTGTTGAGTGGTGGAAAACAAACGAAACCGCCGGCACGTTTCGCCTTGATATTGGAGTGTTGGAAACTGGCATTACAGAAGAGATGTATCAAGAGTTAGAAGCACTAATTTTTGATGCCAAGCCAGCGAGCCGTCATTTGGCTGGGCTCACTATTCAACTGGAAACACGCGGTGAATTTTATTGCGGGGCATCTAGCTACACCGGTGATTCACTCACTGTTTACGCGTATACACCGCCTTTAATTTCGGTTTCTGGCCTTGACGTTCGCGGCGCGGCTGTTCACTTAATTGATGAAATGAGGATTAATCCACAATGAAATACTTTGCTCTGCTCACTAAATTAGGTGAGAACTTACTCGCTCAGGCAACCGCCCTGGGCACAAAAATTGAGTTAACGCACATGGCTGTGGGCGATGGCGGCGGCAAATTACCAACGCCCGACACGAATCAAACAAAACTTATTGCAGAAAAGCGCCGCGCGGCTATTAATACGTTATTTATTGATGAAAAGAATAAAAACCAAATTATCGCTGAACAAATCATTCCTGAAGCTGACGGCGGTTGGTGGATACGTGAGATTGGCTTATTTGATAAAGCCGGTAATTTAATTGCAGTAGCGAATTGCCCTGAAACGTATAAGCCACAGCTTGCAGAGGGTTCCGGTCGTACGCAATCTATCCGAATGGTATTGATTGTCAGCCACACTGAATCGGTCACATTAAAAATTGATCCGGCTGTTGTTTTAGCTACACGTGATTATGTTAATGAATCAGTAAAAAAAAGCATTGCTGAGCACGAAAAAAGCCGTAATCACCCAGATGCGACGACTAGCACAAAAGGATTTGTGCAACTTACTGATATTCTGAGTGCAGATAACAACAAAGCCATCACACCCAAGCTGGCGACAGAAATTAATCAACGTGCAGTCAACGCGCAAGCTTCAGCGAATGCAGCAAATACAGCAGCAACAAATGCAAATAACAACGCCAACAGTCGAGTTCCTGCGACACGCAAAATTAACAACAAGCCATTAAGCACAGATATCACTTTAACTGCAGGTGATGTCAGTGCGTACACCAAATCGGAATCGGATACTAAATTTCAAGTTAAAGGTAATTACCTCCCGTCAGGCTACAGTTACTCAAAATCAGAGTCTGATACTAAGTATCAACCAAAGGGGAACTATGCCCCAGCGGGAGACTACGCGACAAATACGGCGCTAAAAAATGGACTGGATGGGAAATTTAATAAAACAGGTGGAAAGCTTTTAGGTGGAATTGCAGCGACAGGGGTATCAGCAGAAAAAATAGACTCAAACCATCGAGTATCGATTTACCCCCCCGCTGACGATAATGAAAGTTCCTTAGCCTATTTTCAATACAATAACGGCTCAAATTGGTTCGGTAGAACACTTATCCCTAAAGCTCCCTCAGGGCAGACTATTTCTCTTTTGAGTTCAGAAAATATTGTTCATGTAACGGGGAATTCAACAGCCAATATTATAAGCCAAAAGGCATTAACTAATGCATTGATTGGATTTAATCAAAAATTTGAAGATTTAAAATCACAAAGAGAAAAGAATGTTTTATACACAAATACAACTGGAAAGCCCATATTTATTACAGTTTCTGTTTTTACAACATCAGTAGTAACTGGGATTGGTATCACATTATATATCGATAACGTTAAATTTTTCACGCGAGGTGGGGGAAGTGCAAATGATGGTACATATAAAGGGACATCGGCAACTACAATAATTCCGCCTGGCTCATCATATAAAATTGAAAGCAGTGGTGAAATAGACTCATGGGGAGAGCTGAGATGATATATTTTAGAAATAAAGAGGGTAATGTATATGCTTACCATAAAACAGATATTGAGCAAGTCAGTAGACTTAGTGAGCTTGAGGTTCAATTACAGGAAATATCTCCCCATTTCACTGATGCAAATAATAATTTACATGAAAAGGAAAGTGTATTAAGTGCATTAAGTGTCGAGTTAAATTCGATTAATCAAGATGATATATCAGAAAGTGATATCAACGAACTTAACGATAAAATTGGAGTTTCACAAAAAGAGTATGAGGATGCGTTGTTAATCTTTAGTAAAATAGAGGCAGAGTATCAACCATTAAAGACTGAATATGATGCCATTTTGCCAGTTTTCTTTGATATCCGAGAAAATTTAAAAGTCATGAAGAGAATGAGCGCCAAGGAAGTTGATGCTTATTTGAATCCGCCAGTTTCAAAGGAGCAGCTAATCGCAGAAGCTGAGCAGCAAAAACAAGCACTTTTAGCCGAAGCGAATAATGCAATCGCCCCCTTGCAAGATGCAATTGATTTAGAAATTGCAACAGAAAAAGAAACAGCAGCACTGCAAGAGTGGAAAAAATACCGCGTTTTACTAAATCGTGTTGATACTTCTTTAGCACATGATATCGATTGGCCACAAAAACCCGAATAACAACAAGGGGCATGTTGCCCTTTGTTGTACCCTTCCCCCATACAACACCAACCCCGCGACAACATTCAATATCAATAACACCATAGAAGCTACCACAAAAAGGAGCTTCTTCTATGGCGCAAGATTATCACCATGGCGTGCGCGTTGTTGAAATCAACGACGGTACTCGCCCTATCCGCACTGTTAGTACTGCTATTGTCGGCATGGTATGTACCGCCGACGATGCTGATGCAACGGTATTCCCACTTAACAAACCGGTATTGATTACCGATATTCGCACAGCCATTGGCAAGGCAGGTAAAACGGGCACGTTATCGCATTCATTGACCGCGATCGCTGACCAAACCGCACCGGTCACAGTTGTTGTTCGTGTTGAACAAGGCGAAACCGAAGCAGAAACCACATCAAACATTATTGGCGGCACGTCTGACACTGGCCAGAAAACCGGTTTACAGGCACTGCTTACCGCCAAAAACCACACCGGCGTCAAACCGCGCATTATCGGTGTACCCGGCCACGACACGCAAGCCGTTGCCACCAAACTGGCATCGATAGCGCAAGAGCTGCGCGCATTTGCTTACGTCAGCGCGTACGGTTGTAAAACCATTTCTCAAGCCCTCGACTACCGCAAAAACTTCAATCAACGCGAAATAATGGTGATCCACCCTGATTTTGTATCGTGGGATACGGTCACTAATTCGGAATCTATCGCTTACGCTAGCGCACGGGCGCTAGGTCTGCGCGCAAAAATCGATCAGGACATTGGTTGGCATAGAACGCTTTCGAACGTAGGCGTCAACGGTGTTACCGGTATTTCAGCGGATATCTCTTGGGATTTGCAAAACCCCGCAACTGACGCCGGTTTACTCAATGAAAACGAAGTCACCACCTTGATTCGGGAAGATGGCTTTCGCTTTTGGGGTTCCCGTACGTGCTCCGATGATCCGCTATTTGCCTTTGAAAACTACACCCGTACCGCGCAAGTGCTCGCCGATACAATGGCCGAGGCGCACATGTGGGCCGTCGATAAGCCAATGACCCCAACACTGGTTAAAGACATTATCGAAGGCATCAATGCAAAGATGCGCAATTTAGTCACAAACGGTTATTTGTTGGGTGGTCAATGCTGGTTTGATCCCGATGCTAACGGCAAAGACGAATTAAAGGCCGGCAAATTAGCCATTGATTATGACTACACACCGGTACCACCTGCAGAAAATATCTCATTCCGTCAGCGCATCACCGATCGCTACTTGATGGACTTTGCATCAAACATTAAGGGGTAACCATGGCTTTACCACGCAAATTAAAAAGCATGAATTTGTTTGTCGATGGCGACAACTGGGCAGGCATTGCAGAAGAGATCACGCTGCCCAAAATCACCCGCAAATTAGAAACCTATCGCGGCGCCGGTATGCAGGGCGCTGTGAATATCCGCATGGGCTTGGACGATGGCGCGTTAGACAGCGAGATCACGCTAGGCGGTATCGAAGCACAAATCTATAAGCAATGGGGTATCTCTGAGGTCGATGGTGTGATGCTCCGTTTCGCTGGCGCTTATCAACGCGAAGATACCGGCGAAGTTAATGCCTGTGAGGTGGTATTACGCGGCTTTTTGTCCGAAATCGACTCAGGCAATGCTAAGCAAGGCGAAAACACCCAAGTTAAATTCAGTTTCAAATCAACCTACTACAAATTGGTCTGGGATGGTTCACCGCTAGTTGAAATCGACATTATCAACATGATCGAAATTGTTGACGGCGTAGACCGTCTTGCTGAACAACGCGCCGCCATTGGCCTGTAATGGAAAATAATATGACTGACGACGTAAAAAAAACACAAGCTACTGTAAAACTGGACGAACCAATTAAACGTGGTGAGTCTGAATTGACTGAAATTATCGTGCGTAAACCTAACACCGGCGCATTGCGCGGCGTTCGTTTGCAAGCGCTGATGGATATGGATGTTTTATCCATGTCTGAGGTACTCCCTCGTATCACCACGCCGGCATTGACCAAGCCGGAAATCATGGCCATGAACCCAGCCGATTTGGTTTTGCTATCGATTGAGGTGGTGAGTTTTTTGCTACCGAACTCGATGCGCACAAATTACCAGAACGATTAACCGTTGATGATTTGGTGGCAGACATTGCCACCATTTTTCATTGGACACCTTCTGCCACCGCCGAAATGAGTTTGATTGAATTATTAGAATGGCGTTATCGCGCATACAAACGAAGCGGACATAGTGATGAGTAGAAATCTACGTTTACAAGTTGTGCTAAACGCCGTCGATAAATTGACAAGGCCATTTCGTAGCGCACAAGAGTCAAATAAGAAACTTGCGAGTGCTATTCGCCAGTCTCGCGATACATTGAAATCGTTAAACAAGCAAGCCGGACAAATCGAAGGCTTTCGCAAAGCAAAGCAGCAACTCACAACAACTCAGCAAGCATATCAAGCCGCCACGCAACGGGCGGCAGCACTTGCTCGTGAAATGAGTGCAACGGCGAATCCCACCCAGCGGCAAACCGAATCACTGAGAAAAGCCCAGCAAGAGGCGGCAAAACTCAAAAATAAATTTGGTGAGCTGCAACAATCAGTACAGCGGCAACGGAATGAATTACAAGCTAACGGCATTTCAACGAATCAGCTAGGACAAGCTCAACGCAGGCTAAATAGTGATATTTCACGCACAACCCAACAATTACAGCGCCAAGAGCAACAATTGAGGCGCAGCGCAGAGCAAGAGCGGCGAATGGCCAATGCGCGTAGCAGCTACCAATCAACCATGGGCACGCGCAATAAAATTGCGGGAGCGGGTGCAGCAATGGCGGCTACTGGTGTGGGTATGGGTTATGCGGCAAAAAAAGTGCTGGCCCCAGGCTATGATTTCGAAGTGGGCATGTCGAAAGTGCAGGCTCTAACCCGTCTTGATAAAGATTCCGATGATTACAAAGCATTACGTAATCAAGCGCGTGAGCTGGGTGCAACAACCGCATTTACCGCCAATGAAGTGGCACAAGGTCAAGCCTTCTATGCCATGGCGGGTTTTAAGCCTGAACAAATTCAGAACGCCATGAAAGGCACGCTGGCCATGTCATTGGCCGGTGATATTGATTTGGCCACTACCGCTGATATTGGTTCCAACATCTTGACCGGCTTTAAGCTGAATTCTAATGAAATGAACCGTGTCAGTGATGCACTTGTCGCCACGTTTACGCGGTCTAACACCAATCTCACTATGCTTGGCGACACGATGAAATATGTTGCGCCGGTTGCTTCGGGGCTCGGTGTCGATTTAGAAACCGCTGCCGTGGCTGCGGGCAAATTAGGCGATGCCGGTATTCAAGGTTCAATGGCTGGTACCAGTTTGCGATCCATTCTTGGCCGACTAGCCGAACCACCTAAGCAAGCCGCCGATGCCCTAAAACAATTAGGTATTCAAACCCGTGACGCCAAAGGTAATTTACGCGAATTACCCGCAATTTTAGCGGAGCTGGATAAGAAAACTAAAAAAATGGGTACCGCTCAACGTGCGGGATTATTTAAACATATCGCCGGTGAAGAGGCGTTTTCGGCGCTATCGGTCTTAGTGGATAAATCCGGCTCTGGTGAACTGCAAAGCATGATTGCAGAAATCAAAGCGGCTAAAGGTGAGGCTGAGAAAGTCTCTAAAACCATGACCGATAACCTTGATGGTGACTTAAAAAACCTTACCTCTGCGTATGAGGACGTCGGCATTCAAATATTTGGTGGTGCCGATAGCCCACTTCGTGAAATAGCAAAAAGTGTGACAAGCCTTATATCTCGGTTCGGTGAATGGGCAAAGCAAAATCCTGCGTTAGTCAAACAAATTACTATGATCACTTTGGGGTTAGGTGCTGTGCTGGCTGTTGGCGGTGGTATATCGTTAATGATCGCCGCAATGCTAGGGCCGCTTGCTATGGCTAAATTTAGCCTATCGGTGCTTGGCATTAAAGGCGGTGGCTTCTTAACCATGCTGATTAAGCCTATCAAGCTCGTTGGCGCAGCATTCATGACACTCGGCAAAATATTATTGGCCAACCCCATTATTTTGATTATTACCGCCATCGCGGCAGCGGCTTATCTCATTTATAAATACTGGGATAATATTGCGCCGTACGTCAAAAAATTGTGGGATAAAGTAGCGCAGCTTTTTTCCGCTGCGTGGAACTGGATAAAAAGCTTTTTAATGAAGTGGACTATCGTCGGTTTGATCGCGCCCCACTGGGATAAAATAACCGGCTATGCCAATACTGTTTGGGAAGCGGTTAAACAAACCTTTTCCCAGTTTTGGGAGTGGACAAAAGCCTTTATTCTTAACTGGACAACACCCGGCTTAATTTACCAACATTGGGATAAAATAACGCACTATGCAAATGTGGTGTGGGATGCGGTCAAACAAACCTTTTCCCAGTTTTGGGAATGGACAAAAAACTTTATTTTAAACTGGACAACCGTTGGTTTAATTTACAAACATTGGGATAGCATTGTCGCTGTCACCTTGAAAATGTGGGCAACCATTAAAAAAACCATTTCAGATAAATGGGATGAAATCGTTAACAACGTCAAAAACCTCCCTGAAAACTTTAAACAAGTGGGTGGTTTGATCATTGATAGTTTAAAAAATGGCATCCTTGAAAAATGGGAAGCCTTAAAAGCCCAATTTGCTGAAATCAAAAAAATGGCCACGGATTTGATGCCGGATTGGATGCTATCCGATGAAACGCGCGCATTACGCGCGTCAAATCAAGTTACAGTGATCAAAGCTAGCATGAAGAGCGCCGGTATGTTTGATAGTGGCGGCATCATACCCCGTGGCCAATTTGGTATTGTCGGCGAACGTGGCGCGGAAATTGTCGAAGGGCCTGCTCGCGTAACCAGTCGGCGCAATACTGCGGCAATGGCCATGGCGGCAGCAATGACACTCGGCACCTTATCACAACCGGTCAGTGCAAAACCTATTCACCCCTACGCGGTTAATGCCGGTATGAAACAAAGTGCACCGACATCAAAACCGGTACCTGCGCCAGTGATCAACATCTACCCGCAACCAACCCAGTCAGCACAAGATATTGGGCAAGAAGTCGCACGACAAATTGACGCTTATTATCGACGCCAGCAGGCTGCGCAGCGTAGCAATTACCGCGACAGCGAGGACTTTTAATTATGGCCATGGCAGCACTTGGTTTATTCGTATTTGAGTTACGCACCACGCCATTTCAGGGGATGCAACGCGAGCACCAATTTCGATTTGGCTATAACAACCGCATCGGCAAACGGCCAAGCTTCCAATTTATGGGCGCGTCAAATGATGGGCTGACCCTATCTGGTACGCTTTACCCTGAATTAACCGGCGGCAAATATTCCTTATTGATGTTGCAGGCCATGGCAGAGACTGGTAAAGCGTGGTCGTTTATTTGTGGCGACGGTACCATTTACGGCATGTACGTTATTGAGAACCTCAATGAAAACAAAAGTGATTTCTTTCATGACAGTGCGGCCAGAAAAATTGAATTCACATTAACGCTTAAACGCGTTGATGAGTCGCTCGCTGAGGTGTTCGGCAATATCAGTGAGCAACTGGATACGCTGACCGATTCCGTAGAAAATGGACTCGGAGGATTGCTGTCATGAGTGATTTTTTTCTGACGGGTGTTGAGTCGGTACCACAATATATACTCACCGCGGGTGATGTAAATATCAATGATCGGCTGCAAGGTCGGCTAATATCACTCACCATGACCGACAATCGCGGCTTTGAAGCTGACCAGCTGGACATTGAGATAGATGATGCTGACGGCAAAATGATGCTGCCTAAACGCGGCGAAGTGCTCTCTTTGCATTTGGGTTGGAAAAACGAGCCGCTAATATTTAAAGGCAAATTCACTGTTGATGAAATTGAATACAGTGGCGCGCCCGATAAAATTACCATTCGTGGCCGTAGTGCAGATTTCCGATCATCACTCAATGTAAAACGTGAAATCTCATATCATGACAAAAGCCTTGGTGACATTATTAAAACCATCGCCAAGCGAAATAACGTTGAGCCGATGATTGAAAATAAGTTGGCCAACGTTAAATTAGCCCACATCGACCAAACCAACGAATCTGATGGTTCTTTTCTGGCACGACTTGGCCAACAGGAAGGCGCAATTGCAGCGATTAAAAATGGCCAACTGTTATTTATGCCGCAAGGCAGTGGTAAAACTGCCAGTGGTCGCCCCATTCCCCCGCTATTATTAACGCGATCAATCGGTGATGGCTACCGCTTTTCATTGGCTGACAGGGGTGCATACACCGGCGTTGTGGCAAGCTGGCTAAATACGCGCAAACCACAAAAGAAAGATGATGTGAAAGTTAAGCGTAAACGGAAAACTAAGCAAAAAGACAAGACTAAAGTTGATGAGCCACAAGGTGATTACCTTGTTGGCGAGGAAGGCAACACACTAACCCTTTCTCACACTTACGCAAATAAAGGGAACGCCGAGCGAGCCGCTAAGGCAGCATGGGAAAAAATGCAAAGAGGTGTCGCGTCATTTTCTATTCAATTGGCCAAAGGTCGCGCCGATATCTATCCCGAAATGCCAGTTAAAGTGCAAGGTTTTAAACCAGAAATTGACGACGCCGAATGGATACTCACAAAAGTGTCTCATTCATTAAGCGACAGTGGCTTTACTTCAGCGCTTGAATTAGAGGTTAAAATTTCAGATATGGAAATGACTGATTGATAATCATACAAAACCAGAATGACTACTGGATAAAATATCAGTACAATAGACTTAATATCAACATCATGGCAAAAGGTAACCGGATCATGATGAAATGCCCCATTTGTAATGAACCTACCCGCATTCGTAGCTCACGCTATATCACCAACGAAACCAAAGAAAATTATAATCAGTGCCAAAACATCAATTGCAGCACTACTTTTGTTAGCCATGAGTCCGTGGCGCGATACATTATTAAAACTCAACTATTGGATGCGGTGATCCCTCACACATGTAGTGAACAACGAGCTATTATTTAATTTGTAGAGTGTGATGGAGATCACTGTTTGTTAATAGTAAAATTCATTCAAAACTATACTGTAGTTACAACCAGTGGTGCCAATCTGCTGCCACTTTGCTGCCACTTTTGATTTTCAGTGACAAATTTCAGATGCAAAAAAGCCACCTAAAAGGTGGCTTTTTTCTTTCCCTAACTCGTTGATATTCAACTGAGTTTTTATTTGGTGCCCAGGGCGGGACTTGAACCCGCACAGCCTAAAGGCCGAGGGATTTTAAATCCCTTGTGTCTACCGATTTCACCACCTGGGCTGAATTTTGGAGGCGCGTCCCGGAGTCGAACCGAGCTACACGGATTTGCAATCCGGTGCATAACCGCTTTGCTAACGCGCCTTCTTCTCAATCTCTTACTGAGATTTGGAGCGGGAAACGAGACTCGAACTCGCGACCCCGACCTTGGCAAGGTCGTGCTCTACCAACTGAGCTATTCCCGCCTTTCAGCTTTCGCTTTTCAAACTGGCTGATTTACTTATTTTTTTTCGTAAACCTCGTTGCCGTTCGATGCGTTGCATTCTACTGATTTCACATTTTGAGTCAACACAAATATTTAAAAAAATCACTCAAAACCGTTCGTTCGCTGTTTTTTCAATCATTTCGATCAAGCTTCGCTCAAATCTGACCATGCTGCCTTCAAATATTGATACATTGACCAGAACGTTAAGATAGCTGCAACATACAATAATGCGATAGCAAGATTCTCAATAAGCAAATTTGGACGCCACAATAACCCAACTAAAGAGATCATTTGGGCTGTTGTCTTAAATTTACCAATCCATGACACGGCAACACTACTTCTTTTGCCTATCTCAGCCATCCATTCTCTTAACGAAGAAATAATAATTTCACGAGCGATCATCGTCGCGGCGGGTAAAGTGACATACCAAACATCAAAACTTTCCGTAACAAGCACTAATGCTGTTGCCACCATCACCTTATCGGCAACAGGATCTAGGAATGCCCCAAACTTGGTTGTTTGCTTCCATAACCTTGCTAAATAGCCATCAAACCAATCTGTTACTGCCGCAATAACGAAAATTAATGCGCAAACAAAAGGCCCCCAACTGACTGGTAAATAAAAAGCCAGCACAAAAAACGGTATCAGAATGACTCGGAACAGGGTCAACCACGTAGGAATATTTAATTTCATCATGCTCAGTAACTTTTTGACCAAATTGGATTTAATAAGTATGGTGCCTTAAGACACCTACTGTTTCAATGCATTATAAATCTTTTCTGCCAACGCGTATGAGATCGAGGGCACTTTTGCTATCTCTTCTATACTTGCATTTTTCAGCGGCTGTAAGCCCCCCATATATTTTAGTAGCATTTGACGACGTTTGGGTCCTACACCTTCAATAGATTCGAGCGCGCTGGTATTTTTAACCTTTGCTCTACGCTGGCGGTGGCCTGTAATCGCATGATTATGTGATTCGTCTCGTATATGTTGGATCACATGCAGTGCAGGTGAATCAGGCGGCAACGCAACCCCTTCCCCTTCTGGCTTAAAAAATAGCGTCTCTAACCCTGCTTTACGGTCACTCCCTTTTGCAACCCCAATTAACAATGGTCGATTTTTATCCCAATCCACATCCAGAGAATTAAACACATCTTTTGCTTGGCCTAATTGCCCTTTCCCCCCATCAATAAAAATAATGTCAGGCACTTTACTCTCATCAATATGCTTGCCATAGCGGCGAGTAAGAACCTGATGCATCGCAGCATAATCGTCACCTGGGGTGATCCCCGTAATGTTATAGCGCCGATACTCCGACTTCACTGGACCATTTTTATCGAAAACAACACAAGATGCGACGGTTTGTTCCCCCATCGTATGGGAAATATCAAAGCACTCCATTCGAGCGATTGAATCCAACCCAACTGTTTTCGCTAATGATGACATCCGTTGATGGATTGTGGACTGCTGTGCAAGCTTGGTTAATAACGCGGTTGATGCATTCGTCCGTGCCAGTTTCAGATAACGCGCCCTTGCACCACGAGGTTGAGTTTGAATTTGAATTTTACGCCCAGCGATGTGCGATAGTGAGTCAGCCAGCAATGTTTTCTCAGGTAACGCAAAATCTAACAGGATCTCTCCGGGCAATGTTCGATTTTCACTTCCTTGTAAATAGAACTGCCCAAGAAAAGTTTGCACCACTTCTTCAAGTAATGTGTCAGCCGGTATTTTAGGATAATAACTCCGGCTTCCTAACACTTTCCCCTGCCGTATAAACAACACATGAATACAAGCAAACCCTGCCTCGAATGCTACACCAATCACATCAAGGTCATCGCTATCACCAGAAACAAATTGTTGCTCTGTTACCGCCCTCACCGCTTGAATTTGATCACGAAACCGTGCCGCTTCTTCAAAACGTAACGCTTGACTGGCCTTTTCCATCCGTTCAATCAAGCCAGTTAATACTTGCTGGTCTTTACCTGTTAAAAATAAACGAACGTAATTAACTTGTTGTTCATACTCTTCATCGCTCACTAATCCCTTAACACAAGGGCCTAAACAACGCCCGATTTGGTATTGTAGGCACGGCCTTGAACGATTTTTGTAGACGCTATCTTCACATTGTCGGATAGGAAATAGCTTTTGCATCAAAGCCAATGTTTCCCTTACTGCATAAGAGTTAGGAAATGGCCCAAAATATTCACCTTTCGCATGCTTAGCACCACGGTGCATCGATAATCTTGGATGCGTTTCTTTACTCAGAAAGATATAAGGATAGGATTTGTCATCACGCAGTAAGACGTTATAGCGAGGCTGATAAAGCTTGATATAGTTGTGTTCGAGTAATAGCGCCTCTGTTTCTGTGTGTGTAACCGTGACGTCAATGGAGGCGATATTTTTCACTAACTGTTCAGTTTTTCGGCTGCTGACGTTAGTACGGAAATAACTGGAAAGTCGTTTTTTTAAATCTTTTGCTTTACCGACATAAATAACCGTTCCCCCAGCATCATACATTCGATAGACGCCGGGTTGGTTGGTCACTGTCTTTAAGAAAGCTTTTGGTTCAAACTGTTCTGACACCCTAATAAACCCTGTTTGGCTACAATTAACCCATAGCTAATGGCAATATGGGTTAATTCTACATCACTACGGATATTAAGTTTACCAAACATTCGATATCGATAGGTATTTACTGTTTTAGGGCTTAAATTTAGCACCTGTGCTATCTGTTTTGTGGGGATCCCTTGGGTGATAAGCAACATGATTTCTAACTCACGCGTTGACAATAACTCATAGAGATCGGTCTGTTCATGCTGATTAATACGTTTTAAAGCAATAGATTGCGCAATGTCTGGTGAGATAATTTTGCTGCGCGCATTGACCACCTGTATAGCTTCTAAGAATTCATTTACTTCAATTTTGGCACTTAGTATACCTTGGATCCCAAGATCGAGCGCTTTGAGTAAGAATGAATAATGAGCGTGGATATTATAAATAATAATACCAACATCAGGCTGTGTTCGTCTTAGCGTTTGTAGCGCCTTTAATGATTCAAATTGGCAGTTATCGTTATTAATTAAGATAATGCTGGCTTTTTGTTGCCGATTCCATGAGATGGCTTGTTCGATTAAAGGAAATGAAGCCACAATATGACATCGTTTGTGTCGGCTAAAAATAGCCTCAAGCCCACGAATTAATATATTATTATTATCAATAATTATAATATTAATCATCTTTCTCTCTAT